TGAGTTGTAAGCCATCAGCCTACAAGTTAATACGTTAGAATCCAAAATAGAATCAACTGCGGTTGGAAGCAGTTTGTCTTGTGTAAACGATAAAACTCTTTCTGTGAATGCCATTTTCTATCCTTCCTGCTTTTTATTAAAAACAAAAAGCCCCGCGTTTCCGCCGGGCTTCGTGAGCCGCTAAACTTTAGTAAGATAACCTTAGCACACTCTATTTATTTTGTCAAATTATTCTTTGTAGAGTTCTTCTTCCAGATAATCGTCCATTGTTTTACCAGAACCTTGAACGTGCATCGCCTTGCCGGAGTCTTTTTTCTCAGGTACTCCACCACCAACCATATTACCTTTTTTGCGGCGCAGTTCAGCATCTTTCTTATCATCCTCAGCATTGTCAGCTTTAGTTTTGCGCGCGCTCATAAGTTCAAACGCAGTTTCAAGCGATCGCATAATCGGTCGTCCTTTGGCAATCAGTCTATCGTTCTCTTTTATAAAGAACTCCCATAACTCTTTCTGTGCCACAACTCCGGGATCGTCTGTCGCGCTCGGGTCTTTAACCTTAGGCAGAGAGCCGTCTTTAGTTAAGTCGGTGATCTCAGTATTAAACCCTTCTCGGATCGCATCATCTTGTGCCTTCTGTTGCTCGGTAGTGACAAGCTCCTCGGCTTTTTGGGTCTCAGCGCGATCGAAAAACCTTTTATCTGTTCGAAGCTCGGTCAGCTCTGATAGGTTTCTACTATATTCCGCCCAACTTGAGGGTTCGTAATCGTTCTCTTGGGTCTTGGCATACCAACCCTCGAGTTCAGTCAGTCTTTCTTGCTGGGGGAAGTCGGGCAACTTGCTCTCTGCCGGCTTCTCTTCTGGTTTCTCTTCTAGCTTCTCAACCTCTGGGGCCGGCGTCGTTTCTTCAGGTTTATCTTCAGGTTTATCTTCAGGAGCATCCTCAGTAGGGGTATCCTCAGTCGGTGTATCTTCAGGAGTTTCAGCACCACCTTCAGGAGTATCCTCTCCCTCCGGTTTATCATCACCTTCATCAAACTCTTCAATTTCTACGTCTGCTACTCCCATAGATCAACCCTCCTTAGTTTACTGTCTATTTTCTCATACCGGGGGTTCGTTATCAACTCTAGTCCCCGGGATGTCTTGCCCGGTTGGAGAACCAGAGGGTTGCGGCCCCATAATCTGCTGTTCTTGTCCAGCTTCCATAACAGCTTTCTCGTTCGCCATCGCCATATCTTGTTCTGTTGGGAGTTGAGTTTCTTCAGCGAGTAGGGTTTGTCTTAGCTCCTCAGTCTCAAGAGCGACGTGGGTAACGTGAAGTTGTTTGGTATCAGGTTCGAGTTCCCTAAATTTACCGGTTTTCATAAAGCTCAGATGGTAAGCAAGATGCTCTGGAGCTACATCCTTGCGCGGATCGGCTTCTTTACCGCCGTTCATAATGGTTATGTCCATAAACGCAGTGCGCTCGAACTCATCATCCTGAATATCCTGCATCAGTGCGCCGGGATCAAGCATTTCCTTTATAAAGCGATCGAACATCTTTTGTGGATTTTGGAACCCTAGCTTCTCGTAGAGGTCTAGGGTAGAAATACGGTTAAGCTTAGCCAACTCTAAAGCAGTTTGCTTCTCCTCAGCTCGGTTGACCGGGAGAGTAGACCCTTCCTGAATCTCAATCTCAATACCGTCTTCAATTAGGTCAGACCGCATTAGAACGTGGTCAACCTTACCATCTTCACCAACGACCTTGAACCAGTGATCCTCGGAGTAGTAAACCTTCATCATCTGAACTAGGTAGTTGTAGTATCGGTAGGCGGCATCCTCAATCGAAGCGACTAACTCATCGTGACGACCGAAGTCCTGCTGTTGCTGGAGTACGTCTTGCCCTAGAGTTTTATTACCCGACCCTTCACCCCGGGTCACATTGTGCGTTCCGAAGATATTATCAATCTCGGCCCTTAGATCGTGTTTGTCATCAATAACGTAGTTCGGGAGGGGAGGAGCCATAAGTCTTGTAACCCCGGTGCGGACATCGTCCCCGTCAATAATAATCTTCTCATCCCAAGCGCCGGTGAGTTTTTCTGCATCTTCGGCACCGAGAGCGTTGGAAGCAAAGACCCAACCACCGTTGGTATGATCGGCGTTTTCAACGATCTGCCTACCCCTCTTGTTAAGCACATCCTGAAGGATTTTAGATTGTTCAACTGCGCTAGTGTCGTCAATCGCGTGTTCACCGAGATTAAAATTGTTAATAGGGATGTAGGGCTTCAGGGGATAGTCTAAGTGGTTCGCTTTGATCGCTTTGTTCTTGCGGTAAATCCAGTTCGGGTTGTCCATCTTGCCGAGGACAAGTTCATTAAGTACCCAGACAACGCCCTCTTTCTTAGCTCCATCCTTGTCGTAGTAAGTGAGCCAGACTTCTTTATATCCGTACCTCTTGGCGAGTTGTGTTTTTACACCGCGGGAGATACCAAGAGTCTTAAATATCTCATCCTTCTTATCTGGAAACTTGAGGACAATTTCTTCGAGCGTGTTCTCAAGATACTCAACCATAAACTTCGGATTCTCTCCGGGCTTGGCGTTCTTATCAAAAACTACATTCTTAGGGAGGACGTACTCGGTAATGATCTCGCCGCTTTCGGAGGCGTCCTCGTCCCACCTGAGCTTGAGTATACCGATCCTGTACAATACTAGGTGCTTCACCGCCATCTTGAACTGCTTCATCACCCTCTGTTTCTTCACATAGGAGTAGAGAACTCCCTGTAAGTCTTTGGCGAGTTGCTGAGATGAGAGCGTGTCTTGGGCTTGTCTTACCTCGGGCTGAGGGATTCTCTTGACCACTGTGGGAACGATGGTTTCAACCGATATAAATACCCGGTTGTCTATGTAGGGGACGTTGTGGTCGTAGAGCTGAACATCCTCGAGCTGGTTGCCGAGATAGTAGTCTTTGTTTTGTTTTCTAGTTTCATCGAGCTTCTGGATGTTCCAGAATTGCTCGGAGGACTGAATGGGTTCTTTAAGCAGGACAAGTATGTCCGCATCGGGAAGATCGAGATCAAATACCTCCCCCTCATCTATAAACCCTTCTTGTCGTAAGTCTGTGTCCATATAAAAATAAAAACCCGCGCTGGTGCGGGTTGGATAACCTCTAAATCAGATAATAACACACTTGAAATGATTTGTATAGGTGATAGTTTCGGTCAGACTTGGATAACTATGTGCTGTTTGCAGCGCTTGCATAGAGTCTTGGATGCTATTGGCGGTATCTCTTCGACCTCTAAATCCAGCCCGTAGTTGTCAATAACCGCCAGAACTTGGTTATTCACCTCGGCTACCGGCAATCCGCAGTACACACAATGAAGCCGGCGATACTTGCGTTCGTTGTCGCGGTACATCAAGTAAGTGATCTCGGTGGTTCTGTAAGTCTTAGACTCATCACTACTCCAGTAAGTTTTGGGATCGGTCATCTGCGCCAATCCTTTCTGGGCTTACCGGACTCTCTGGCGATCTTCATAATATCAACTGGAGTCTCTATTGTTTGCCGGTCGTGATTAACTAAAACACCTTTTAGCGGAGCAGACGGAGCAACCGGTCGTACTCCTCCGGACCTGCCCTTCATAACCTTCTCCAACCCAATCCTGAAGTAAACTGTAGCGTGCGCCCAGTGATCGGGTTTGTTTTCTTTGGTTATCCACGCGCCTTTGGTGATACCGGCGTTGTTGGTTTCGTTCGAGCGGTACATTGATGTCCAGTGACTGATGTACCCCTCCATATCTGATGGATTCATCATAAACATCTGAATACCGGAGTTAATCTCGGACGCAACTAGATCAATTACTCGCGTTCGGTCGGCTTTAACCATTCCGTAGTTCTTGCCATCACCCCACTGAACCGTCCCAAGATTCTTAGTGTCTGGGATATAGTGATTCATAAAGACTCTGCCACGATATTTTCTCGCCAACTGTCGTGGCACGTTTGGATAAGGGTTAGCGTCAATGACCATTATCGCATTGTGAAGATTAAGCAGCCCCTCGATCTCCTCCCAACTATCCGTTTTGCCGTAGTACACGATTCCGGACGGCGTGCCGATTACATAGTGCTTGGTGACTCCGTTGTCCACACCTATCACCACATCCGTCATAGCGACCTCTCCGGGAGTAGTTGCCCGAAGTATCGTCTCCCTATCCACTACAAGCTCCGCCGCGATGTATGGGAGTCCTAATACAAAGTTATGAAAATAGTCAGGTGTGCCGCTCTCAAACTCACTCACTATCTTAGCCGGCGAAATCCACGGCGCCATAAGTTGAGAGACGTGATACCCTCTCATTGAACGATCGGGATATTTAGCGATCCACCTACCTGACTGGCGTGCAGAGTCGCTAACAGTCTTTAAGCACTTACCACACTTATATAACTTATCGGTTATATCTAAAAAATGCGGTTTCATAGCGTTACCTTCAGCTTCTTCAAAAGCCATAAAGGTCTCGTGCTTACAATGTGAGCAAGTAACAAACCAGTGCATCTGATCTGAGTTCTCCCAGAGAGCGTGTACTCCGAAGCCCGGAACGCTAGGGTTAGAGAAGCGCCACTTCCAACCATACTTAGACGCGCCAAGCCTCGATAGGTAGGTGTTCAATACTCTCTGATCAGAGCGATCCAGCTCATCGTTCACAAGCAAGTCAGCAGAAATCATAATAGCTTCAGTCTCAGAGAAAGACCCTTTGTAGTAAATAAACCTGTCTCCGACTTGTTTTAGAGTGATTGAGTCCTGCGTCACAATGTCCCTGATTGATTTATTTCGAAGTATGAGAGGGTTCACTTTAGGAAAAACAAAGTCCTTGGTGGCGTTTCTGGTTGGTAGCGTGTAGATACAGTTAAGCCCCCTATACTTGGCGAGATGGAAAGTCTTGAGAATCGCAAGTGTTGACCAGCCTATTTGAGCGCTTTTCATAATCACTTGGTCTGGATGGTCATCCGCGTAAGGTCTGACTAAGAACCTATGAGAGTCAAACTCGAGCTGGTCACCGTTCTCATTAACGAAGTCATTATTAAGTATCCAAGCGAGAGGGTGGACAACCTCAAGTTGTTTTTCCGCCAGTGCTGGCATCTCTCTTTGTCCCCTCCTCAATGAACTTCGTGAAGTCCTCTACCATCTTAGAACCTTTGGGGAGATTGATGTTGAATTGGTTGAATTGTTGAGAGGGTAGTCCGGACGGAACGCCTGCAGGGGTAGCGTTTTGCATTAAGTCTATCGCAGTCCCCAAATACTTATGCCGAGTGTTGAAATCGGGGAGCTTCTTTTTACCCGCGGTGACAGTAGCCTCTAGTCCGTCATTTACCTTATCTACTATTTTCCCCAGAGTTAAGCCCTTATCTTCCATAATCAGCCGCACGGTTTCTTTATGTTGAGCTAAGACGCGTTGCCCCCAAACCCTCGCGGACTGCTCAGTTACGTTTGGTTTAACTTTCATTGCGGCTAATCGGACGCTATAGCCGTTTATGAGATACTCCCGAAGAAACTCTGCCTGTATGGGAGAG